TTTGGCTCAGCAACAAAACTTACTGTATCACCTTCATCTAAAACTATTCTTTCACTATCAAATGTAAATGTTTCGCCTGCAGGTAATGTTAAATTATTTACAACTCTTGTTATTGCGTTGTTTAACGGATCACCACTCGGAATAAAATGCAAGTCAAAACTTGCATCGTCTGTCCCGTCTTGGTTGCAAACAAGTATATTTGTAATAGCATAAGTTTTACCAGCAGGAACAGTTAATACATCCAATTGTGTGCTTGTTAATTGTGCGTTTACTATTGACATTTTTATTCCTTAAAATAGCATTCCAAATAGGAGTGCTCTGTTTTTACTTACTAATTCATCTCTTGTTTCTTCAGCGTTTACGAAATAAATTCCTGTTTTGCCTGCATCTTGATTTGAAACATAAAGTTTTACTCCATTTAGTGGAGTAGTTGCTTCTGTAGAAGGATCATCTAATGTTGGTACACTATTAATATGTACCATGTCGTTTATTCTAACAGATCCTGTTCCAGGCGCACTTAAAATTAAATCTTCGTTACTAGAAATAGTTTCTATCTTAGTACCTTCGATTCTTAGTTCTTCAAATTCCCAACGATCTCGATAAACTTGAGAAATTACATTTCCATCTATTGTAAATGTTATATTACTATGAGCAGCACCACTACCATCTGGCGATGGTTCGCTATCTGCAACAACAATACTCGATGGTGATATAACACCATCACCGATCTGTTTTAAGAAAACTGTAGCAAACGCTGTACTAATAGCATCGTCTACATATTTTTTATTAGTAATATCGTCGTCGTCTGTAACTTGATTTTCATAATCAACAGTTCCGCTGACTGTAATAACACCAGAGCCTGCGTTTATTAAATGTAAATCGCTGCCTGCTGTGCTAATATGGTTAGTTCTTATACCGCTAACTGATCCACCTGACAAACGAAATGCAAAAAGTCCGTTGCCGTTAATAGAATCAGTTAAACTATCATCATATACAAAAAATGCATCAAGTAAACTACCTCTATCAATTTGTATACCGGACGAGGAACTGGGATCAGTAATCCCAGCCCCTGCTTCGCCTTGGTTGAGAACAATAATATTATCCTCAACAGTCATGTTAGTAGTATTAACTGTAGTGGTTTCACCTTGTACAGTTAAATCTCCGGTAATAACAACAGTACCTTCATCGAAGCCGGTGTCAAGAGTAATTGTACCACCGTTTTGAACGGTAATCTTATAATCTCCACCATCTACTCTAAGATACTTTGACATACGTATACCTTATTATGATTGACGTGGTAATGCAACACTTAATGTTGTGTTTGGCATACCAGAATTTTCTCTAGCACTTGCATCATAACCAATGTTGTAAATGCAGTTCTTTTCAGTTCCACCGCCTTCAACTTGCACAGTTCTGTTACGTAGTTTTGTAACTTGATATGTTGTTGAGTCACTACCGATAGCATCAATTGTAAATTCTCCTGCTACTAGTGCTTCACCACCACCTGTGCCAACTTTGTTAGCAAGTGTTAGTACTTCGTCTGCACTTGGATCGCCAGCATTTGAATCTAAGCGGACAACGTACTTGCCGTTACCTGCTTGTCTTACAATGTGTGCTGCTGTTGTTGCTTCTGAAGCGCCTGTGAAAAAGTGGCGTGTTACTGCGATACGTCCTTCGCCGTATCCAATTTTGTCTTCGCTTATTGGTCTTCCCATTTGTTTTCTCCTTATTAGAAGTCCGATGCGGGTTCTAGCCGCTACGCTGTTGGGACAGCATAAGTCCGCCTTGCGGCACACTATCCGACACAAGTATTTATCAGAAAAAGAAAAAGCTCGCACAATGGCGAGCTTTTAAATTAAGGGTGGGTGAAGGACTTGGGTTTACCTCCAACTAGCCGTCCAGATACCTTTCTGACAATATCGACTAGAACCTCAGTTCTGCTTAGTATCGCAGTTAGCATACTCTTTGTCTCCAAAGTACATGCCGGGCACTACCCCTAACCAAGTGCGCTTATCTCCTCTAGAGTGGAAATTATTAGCGCCAACCCATATAACAACGTCTTGTTATATTATTAATATAACACAAACAAAACAAATGTCAACCATTTATTTTAAAAAATTTCATCTTTTTCAGGAATAAAAATATCTTTTTTAAAAGCGGCTTCGCCTGATTCTGTAAGTTGCATATCCCTAGGCAGTTCATATAAAGTTTTAATCATAGTTTTTATATCACTAGAAATTACTGGAGAGTATGCTGACACAGGATCCATTACTGAGCCATTAGCAGTGTGATTAAAAACTCCAAGACAATGACCGAACTCGTGTATCATTGTGTTGCTTAATGTGCGGCATGCACCATTTAATCGGATTAAACAACTTTTAATTAAGTATCCTTCGCTGTCTTTTGAGATTCGCCATTGTGCTTTCCCACAATAATTTGGCATATCAGTTGCCCAGCCTCCCCATTCTATATCTCCAGATCCTTTTTCAAACTGAAAATTAAAACTCCAAGCATCGATAGCATCGCTGGTATATTTTATATCTGGAAAATCATGCAGTTTAATAGTTGTTGATGGCCAACGCATAACATGTCCTTCGTATCTATTTGCGTTAAACATGTAAACTAGTTTATAACGTGATTCTAATCCGGTAGTAATAACTCCTGTAGATGAATCAGATCCGCTACAACCATTAATAAAGAAAATTGTTGTTAAAATTAAGATTTTTACTTTCATAAAGTATTATTATACTTCATAGAGTTTCGTTTGTCAACCTCTGTCAATAAAAAAGGGCACCGAAGTGCCCTTTTTCTGTTTTGATAAGTTTAAACTTATGCAAATGATAGGTTTGCAGAAGTAACTTCTACCTTTTCTAGGTAGTCTGCTGCGTTACCTAGCGATGAAGCAGTGTTAGATAGCTCAACATAACCATAACGTGTCATGAATGAAACGGTTGGTTCGAATGTTGTTGGATCTAGAACAACGCCGCTGCTCATCAATGGAATGTATGGGCAGTAGAACGCTGCTGCGTCTGATTCGCTAGAACCTTTGTAACCAACAAGTACATCGTCGTCTGCTGCATATGTGTTAACATATACTTTCATAGCATTGTTCAAAGTACCAACCATTTTTGTGTTTGTTGGTGCTTCAAATGTGCCTTCAGTTGTACGTGCAAATGCTGAAGTTGTTGCAGACTGTAGAACAGTTAGGATTGCTGGGGAAACAACTGCCCAGTTACCTGCACCGCGACGTGTGCGCTGTGCAATACGGTTTGCTGCACGGTTAACTAGAACTGCAAGTGCTGCATGCTCGTCGCCAACGAATGTTGCTGTACCGCTAACTGCTGCCTGGTCAAATGTATCTGTACCAGTGCCTGCAAGTGTTGCTAGAGATGCTAGGATCTCTTGGTCGATTTCAGCAGTAATTTCTTGAGCAAGTGCTGCCATAATTTCTGCTTCAACGTCGATGCCATGCTGTGACTGAGCGTCCTGAGCTGCCTCAAATGTCCATTTTGCTGAGAGCTTTCTTGACTTTGCTTCAACAGTTTGCTTGAGGATCTGGATGCTTAGTTGGTTACCAGCTGCACCTTCTAGTGCTGCTGTTGCATCGGCTTTGCCACTTGTGGCATTACCTGAATATGCTTCAGCAATTTTGAATGGGCTTAGTGCCTCTTCGCCTGCTGACGCACCAGATGCACCAGAACCAACAGTATCAGAGTAACGTACTCTTAGTGTATGGATCTGACCAACTGGACCAGTCATAGGCTGAACACCAACAAGTTCATTTGCAATGACTGTTGGCATGACACGTCTGATCACTGGAAGGATCACACGATTTAGGGTTGCAATGTTACCGGCGGATGTTGCTCCAGCAGCGGCAGTCTCAGACAAATACTTGCGTGTATTTTCTAGAGTAGCAGCCATCACTGACTTCTTGTTGCCTCCAAGGCCTTCAAGTAGTGCGCTTTTTGTATCCTGCCAGCGACTTTCTAGTAGTTCTGACATTATAATCTCCTTAATTTAATCCAGCTAATCGACGAATGTCTACTACGACACCATCGTCAGCCTTACTACTAACGTTAGTTTGTTCTCTGTTGCCTGTTACTTCTTTTGCCTCTGATAGGACCGCCTTCTTCTTCGCTGGAGTATTACCGTCGATAACTGCCGGTAGGTACTTGTCAAAAGATGCACGTAAACGTGCAGTTTGGACTGATTCCAGTAAGTCTGTCATAATCTCGCGTTGATCTTTGCTTAGTGGCGAAACCAACTCGTTCATAATTTTTGTGCGCTCTGCTGATTCAATCAAACGTTGCTTTTCAACGTTAACTGATTCTGCAATTTGCTTTGCTTTCGCTGCAAATGCTTTTGCTTCTGAAAGTTGCTTGTCTTTTGCATCAAGTACTTTCATTAGTTTAGCAGTTTCTGATTTTTCATTTAGATATGAAGTACCATATTCTGCTGCAAATGCTTCGAAGATCTTACGACCAAAGTCGTTTCTACGTGCTGAGTCAATATCTTCTTTGAGTGATGAAATTTCACTCTTAAGTTGTTTACCAACCATTTCAGATACTGCTGTTGCACTTCTTTCGATAAAGTTTTTCTTAACTTTTTCGAAGTGACTTTTTGCCTCACGTACTAGACGTACTTTTGTTTCGGCTAAGTCTTTTTTGTCTTCGTAGAATTCAGCAATTTCATTTGATAGGGCATCTACTACAAATTCTTCAAGTTTGGCATAGTTTTCAGCCATTGCTTGCTTATCTGCATGTAGTTCTTTGATTTCTTTTTGTAGTTGTTCTACAACGAAACCTTTTAGTAGAGTTGAATTTTCACGCATTGCAATAGCATATTTGGCTTTCGCCTCTGCTAATTGCGCACGGTCTTCTGCAAATTCATTAATCTCTGCTTCTAGACGCTCAGATAGCATAGAATCAATGGCTTCTACCATTGTTTCTTTGTCATGCTCGTACTTTGCTGCAAATTCTTCGCGGAGTTCTGCTGTTACAGATTGCTTATTCTCACGAACTTTTGCTTCCCAAGCCTCTTC